TGTCAGAGCTGGTAGCACCGGCCAGGGCCCGCGACTCTGGCAACACGATGTTCCTGAAGGAGTTTCGCGGCGGCTTGTTCGCTCTGACCGGCGCCAACAGCGGCAGCGGCCTGCAGTCGATGCCAGCCGCCTACCTGCTCGCCGATGAGGTCAGCTCCTACCCGTTCGAGGCCGACGACAAGGGCGACCCGCTGGAGAACGCCGAGGCCAGAACGTCAACCTTTCCGATGGGCAAAGTACTGATCACCAGCACACCAGGCACCCGCGGGATGTGCCGCATCACGCACGAGTTCGAGCAGCGCAGTGATCGGCGCCAGCTGGCCATGCTCATGCCCTGCTGCGGTGCCCTGGAGGTGCTGCGTTGGCGTGAGCACATGAAATGGGACACGCCTGATGGTGAGGTGTTCGCGCAGTGCCCCGCCTGCGGTGAGCGCGTGAGCGAACAGCACAAAACATCCATGCTCACTGGCGCCCAATGGCAGGCCACCGCCAAGGGTGATGGCATCACCGCAGGCTTCCACCTGCCTGCCTGGTACGCACCGGCCGGCTGGACCAGTTGGGGGCAGATCCGTGATGAGTTCCTGCGGGCCAAGACCGACCCGCTACTGCTGAAGGGTTGGGTGAACAAGCGGGCCGCTGAAGCTTGGGAAGATGAGGCCGTGGCTGCCATCAATGCCGATGGCCTGATGGCTCGTGCGCAGGCTGATGGCTACAGCAGTGGCACATGCCCCGAAGGCGTTGTGCTCCTGCTGATGGCGGTGGATGTGCAGGACACCTGGCTAGAGACGACTGTCTGGGGCTTCGGCCGCGGTGAGGAGATGTGGCGCATCTGGCACCAGAAGGTTGAGGGAAGCCCGGCCTACGACGACGTGTGGCAGCAGATCGACAGCATCCGCAAAACGCAATGGCCACGCGAAGGTGGTGGCGTGATGACTGTCCGCCACTGCGCCGTAGATACCGGCGGCCACTTCACGCAGGAGGCCTATGAGTTCTGCCGGGCCCGAGCAGCCGAGGGTGTGGTGGCCATCAAGGGCAGCAGCACCAAAGCAGCGCCAGCCCTTGGCAAGGGCAGCAAGATCGACGTGAACTGGCGCGGCCGGCTGGTGAAGAAGGGCCTGATGCTCTACATGGTCGGCGGCGACACGCTCAAGCGCACCATCTACGCCCGCCTGAAGAAAGACAGCACCGGGCCGGGCAGCATCCACTTCGGCAACGACGTGACAGAAGAGTTCCTGCAAGGCCTCACCTGTGAGCGCCTTGTGCCCAAGACCGTGAAGGGCTTTCAGGTGCTCACCTGGGAAAAGCCCAGCGGTGCCCGCAACGAACCGCTCGATCTCTGCGTCTATTCGCTGGCGATGTTGGAGCTGGTCAAGCGCCGCTACAACCGCGCGACGATGTGGGATCAGCTGGAAGATGCTGCCAAGCAACAGCAAATAGCGCCCGATAAGCCCAAACAACGGCGCCGAAGGCCTCAACAATCCGGTCCAAGCTTTGTGAACGGCTGGTGAAGCTACCCTGAAGGTCAGGAGGTGCTCTCGTGACTGTCCCCGCTCAGATCACTGCCGGATCCACAGTGCAGTGGATTGAGCCGGCTGCCACAGACCCAGCTGGTGATCCCGCTACGTCCGCAACCTGGACGCTGCAGATCACCTTTCGCACCAACACCGCAGGCGAAGGCGCCACAGTCAACGGCTCCGCTCGATCTGATGGTGGATGGGATGTAGCCCTATCGGCTGCCACCACCACCAGCTGGGATGCAGGCACCTGGTACTGGCAGACCAAGATCACCAGCGGCAGCGATGTGGTGATCGTCGGCAGCGGCACTACCACCGTGCTGGCATCGCTGGACTACAGCGGCGACCCTGGCGCCTTCGACGGACGCAGCCAAGCTGAGAAAGATCTGGAAGCGGTGCAGGCCGCCATCCGGGCGATCATCAGCAAAGGCGCCAAGCAATACAGCATCGGCAGCCGCAGCTACACCAGCAACGACCTTGGCCAGCTGATGCAGCGCGAGGCGCAGCTGAAGGCGATCGTGGCCCGTGAACGTGCAGCAGAGAAGGCTGCGCAGGGCCTAGGTGATCCGATGAACATGTTTGTGAGGTTCGGCTGATGGCTAAGCGCAAGACCGCACCTGTGCCTCAGCCGCAGGCCATCACCACGCGGAAACCACGCCGCGCTTACGAGGGCGCTATCGTCAACCGGCTGACCCATGGATGGGTCACTAGCGCCACCAGCGCCGACGCTGAGATCGATGGCAGCCTGGTCAAGCTGCGCGATCGCTCACGTCAGCTCCGCCGTGATTCGCCCTACGTCCGCCAGGCGATCCGCGCGATCGGCGCAAACGTCATCGGCCGCGGCATCAGGATGCAGTCCCGCGTGATGATGGCCCGCGGTGGCCGGCTCAACGAACCGCTCAACCGCCTGATCGAATCAGCCTGGACCAGCTGGAGCCACGCTGATCGTTGCCACGTCGCAGGCAAACTCAGCCTGCCCGAGATTCTGCGCGTCGCCATCGAGGCAATGGCCGAATCCGGCGAGGTGTTCATCCGCATCGTTGACGAGCCATTCGGTCGCAGCCGGGTGCCCTTGGCGCTTGAGGTGATCGAGGCCGACTACTGCGACGAGGGCAAGAGCGGCGGCCCTGATGCGCAGGGCAACGAATGGCGCATGGGCGTGAAGGTCAACCGCTGGGGCAGGCCGATCGCCTACGCCTTCCGCGATCGTCACCCCGGTGATCTGGTCAATGGCGTTGGCTTCAGAGTGACCGAAGTGCCAGCCGAGCAGATCATTCACCTGTTCATCACCGAGCGGCCTGGCCAGTCCCGTGGCGTGCCATGGGCAGCCAGCGCTGTCAAGCGGCTGCACCATCTCTCCGGCTATGAGGAGGCCGAGGTGGTGCGTGCTCGCGCCAACAGCTCGCTGATGGGCTTTATCCAATCGCCAGAGGGTGAGCTCCATGGCGACGATGTAGAAGACGGCGATCAGGTGACGCGCTTCGAACCGGGCGTCTTCAAATACCTGGCACCAGGTGAAACCGTAAACGTGCCGCAGCTGGATGCCCCTGACGGCCAGTTCGAGCCGTTCCTACGCGCCATGCTGCGTGGTGTGGCGGCCGCCATCGGCTGCAGCTTTGAGACCATCAGCCGGGATTTCAGCCAGTCCAACTACAGCAGCAGCCGGCTCAGCCTGCTGGAGGACCGCGAGCACTGGCGGATGCTGCAGGACTACATGATCGAGCACCTGCTGCAGCCCGTCTTCGATCGTTGGCTGGCCGCGGCCACCGGCATTGGTCAGCTCAATCTGCCCGGCTACGACAGCCAGCCTGAGCGCTATGAGTCGGTGCGCTGGTATCCCCGCGGATGGGCATGGGTGGATCCGCAGAAGGAGGTGGATGCCTACACCAAGGCCGTCCGCTCTGGCTTCAAGACCCAGGCCGAGGTGGTCGCAGAAGGCGGCGGCGACATTGAGGATCTGCTGGTGGCCCGGGCTGCTGAGGTGGATCGCGCTGAACAGCTTGGCCTGCAGTTCGAAACCAACCCCGCCGACGACGCCCAGGGTGGCGCACCTGATGCCACGCCTGATCTGCTGCAGACTGAACCAGATCAGTCAGCCTGATGGCCAACGTCAACGGCACCGAGATCAACCTCACGCCTACCGATGGCATGAGGGAAGAAGCCCGGCGCTATCGCGCATGGAAGGCTGATGGTGAGGCCGGCGGCACTGAGGTAGCGGCCCGCCGCGCTGGCCAAATCCTCTCCGGTGATGAGCTCAGCCCTGACACCGTTATCACCATGGCTGCATGGTTCGCGCGGCATGAAGTGGACAAGCAAGGCGAGGGCTTCAGCCCCGGTGAGGATGGATATCCCTCAGCTGGCCGTGTCGCATGGGCAGCATGGGGCGGCGACCCCGGCCAAACCTGGGCCAGCGCCAAGGCTGAGACCATCAAGCGAGCACAAGAGAACCGCAGCATCAACATCGAAGCTCGGCCCTATCCCAACGAACACGCAGCCCGCCTCGCTGATCCAGATCGTTTCACTGAGTTCAGCCGCGTCAAAGATGAAGGCGGCCCTGGCATTGATTTCATATATGGGATCAATGGCGATGATCCGATCGAGATCCAGGCCATTCGATTCGATGCTGCCCGCTACACCGTGGCCGAATCAAAGGCCTGGCTAGACGATCATGACTTCACGCCGATATTGTTTGAACCGGCTATGGATAGCATGAAGGAAAGATCAGAGGATCAGGAAGTGGATCTACGCGAGCTCAACCAAAAGCCCCTCTACCGTTCGGCGGTAGTGGCTGAGGTTGCACGCGCAGCTGAGGATCCCGAAATTGTTGAGTTCACCTTCAGCTCTGAGCAGCCTGTTGAGCGTTACTTCGGCATGGAAGTGCTCAGCCACAGCCCAGAAGCAATGAACATGGAGCGCCTCAACAGCGGCGCTGCACCATGGCTATGGAATCACAATCCTGAGGTGGTGCTCGGTGTTGTTGAGCGTGCATGGATGGGCGATGATCGCCGCGGCCGTGTGCGCACCCGCTGGAGCCCCAACACCAGGACCGAAGGCAGCGAGGAATATAAGCGCCGTCAAGACTGGGAGAGCGGCACCATCCGTAACGTCTCCTTCATGTATTCCATCGACGAACCGCTCGACACCACAAGTCGGGATGGCTTCGCGGTGGTGACACGTTTCACCCCGATGGAAGTCTCGGCTGTCAGCATTCCTGCTGATCACACCGTTGGCCAAGGCCGCAAGGCCGGCCACACCAGCAGCAACAGCCCGCCTGATGCTGCCGCGGCCCCGGTCGCACCCTTGACCCACAACATCACAACGACCATGGATCCCTCCACCATCGACATGGAGGCCGTGCGGGCTCAGGCTGCGGCCGATGAGCGCACCCGC